CTGGAAGAAGCACTAGTTTCTGCTAAGTGGTTCGCTGCCGCCTTCAAGCACCAGTTCGAAGCCGCTAAGAAGATCACAATTCAGCGTGCAATGATCCTTGCTGACGCCCCTGGGCTTGGTAAGACTCTTACTGCTCTTGCTACTTGCGACCTGATTGCAGAGGCAACTAAGAATGCGCGTCCAGATAACCCGTACGGTTACGATCCCAAGGATAAAGTCAAGGGGATTCCGTACCCATGCGGACGTAAGATCCTCTATGTTTGCCCAGCCCCACTTCTACGTAACGTTCTTCGTGAAGTCCATCTCTGGACAGACCGGAGTCCAGTACTTATGGGTAATCAGCCAAAAACAACTCGCCGCTTCCTTATTGATACACTCAACGAACTTTCAGACTTCCTTGTCATTATCAACTATGAAGCTTGGCGAAGAGACAAGGCACTTCTAGAGGACCTTAAGTCTCTACAGTTCGATGTGATGATTCTTGATGAAGCCCACGCTATCAAGGAACGAAAGACTAATACATACATAACCACTAGAGGGCTCGCGCAGACAGGTAAAGACTACCCTATCGATATGCCAGAGTATAACTCTGACGTAGCAAACGGTTACCAATACCGATGGGATAAGCCAAGCAACAGGTACGTGCCTTTCAGGATTCTGATGACTGGTACACCAATCCTGAATAAGCCGCAAGATTTATTCTCACTGCTGACACTTGTTGATCCTGACCACTTCAATAGTGAACTCTACTTCCTGAGAGCATACTGTAAGCAGGATATCTATACTGGTAAGTGGTCCTTCGCAGCAGGCGGACTGGAAAGCCTTGCTAAGAAAATCAGTAATCTCTACATCCGTCGTACCAAGCGTGATGCAGGTATTACACTTCCCGGTAAGCATGAAGAACTCCACATCATCGAACTCAACACTGACAACTACCCAGAGCAGGCTCGCGCTCGTAATGAGATGCGTAAGTGGGGAGCGATCCGCCTGTCGGCAGACAAGGCTATTACTGCTGCTGCAATGATCGCTATTTACACCCGTCTTCGTCAGATCGAAACTTGGCCTGCCGGTATCGAACTCAAGGATGATGAAGGTATCGTCCAGATGAAGTTGGATATCGAAGAGTCTCAGAAGTTGGATTACGTTCTCGACAGGAACGGAAATGGGCTACTTGCGGATCTATGTGAAGGAGGACTCACAGACGGAGCAACGTGCGTTGTGTTCTCACAATTCAAAGCTCCTTTGCGAGAGTTGCAAAGTCGCTGTGAAGCAATGGGAATTTCCTCTATCGTTCTTGATGGCGATACTCCAGAAAGCACTAGAGACGAAATTATCCTTGACTTTGATAGACGGCACACAAGTTCAGATAACGCGAAGTGGCAAGTTGTTTTGGCTAACTATCGAGTGGGCGGGGTGGGAGTTACACTCACCCGAGCAACTGAACTCATTATGCTCGATTCCGAATGGTCATTCGGTAGAGAAGAACAGGCAACTGATCGCGTCCATCGTATCGGCCAAACCGAAGACGTAACCATTCACAAGATCGTCATGGAGCATACCATTGACGGGTGGCTGGAAGGTCTAGTAGAGTCCAAGAAGAATCTTGTTCAAGGATTCGACACCGCTATTGACGATATAGAAGCATTGAAGAAGTATCTGATCGAAGGTGAGTAATAATGACACAACCAGTAAAAGATTGCAATTGCGAAGATTGGTCATGCTGTGAGCACGCTGATAACTACCCTAATGAAGGTCCTCCCTATTGCGATATGTGCGGACTTGAGCATTATGGTGACTGTTGGGAAAATCTAGAGTGGGACGATGAAGATGAGGAAGATGAGGAAAATGAGGAAGAGAACCTCCTACCTATACATCGTACTCAAGCAACCTTCCCCTTATCGTCCTGCTCAACATGTGGTGGTGGAGGATGCCTAGACTGCACAGATCCAGCATAAGAGACGACCATGCCTGAGCCTTGTGCATTGTGTGGTAAACCTGCACACTATCTACACTTGCTTACTAGCATCTACCTCTGTACCGAATGCATGCTGCTGTCGCAAGAGCAGAACCCTGAAAACACCCTCGATAACTATATTAGGATTCATCGTGACCGACCACGACAATAATGAAACGCCGACCACTGATCTTCCAAGCACTGAGGTCCTTAGGCGTTTCTCCTACCACCCTGCTAAGACTACTAAGACGCAGTTGACACACGATATGGTGAGGCTGCATCATAGGGAACTGGCAGCATGGATCGAAGACGTGATGCCCAACAGCCGCGAGAAGGCCCTTGCACTTACCGCATTGCAGGAGTCGATGATGTGGTGCAACGCGGCTGTTGCATATCGACTGGAAGACTAAGCTCCTGTCGGGGAAAGAATAATCACCTATCTCTTAGTGACCCCGGTAAACTTTCCCCGACAGGTTAAAGGTGCCGTGGGTACCCAATCAGATGATGAGAAACGGCATGGCATCCCGGTTCGAGTCCGGGCCATCATCTGAATTACAATGGAGATATGAGTCTACCCATATAAGAGTGCATGTGGAGGGAATAGCTAACCCATAGAAGCGTTAAGTGTACTCAGACTCTTATTACAGTAAGACCCCGACAGGGGGCCGAGTAAGTTCCCCTGTCGGGCCTGCCCCTTTAGTCCAATTGGCAGAGGCAGACGGCTTAAAACCGTCACAGTGTGGGTTCGAATCCCACAAGGGGCACGAGGTTGCCGGTGAACCTGCATTAGGTAAAAGTGCCTAATCTAATCCTGGTGGTATGAGTCAGCCAGTGGCTCACTGTTCAGCGCAAGTTAGGAGTGATCAACCTAACGAACAGCCCTCGCAAGGCTTGAAGGCATGATCATATTTAGGTTGTGCCAACGCGGCCTACTTCATGGCTGAAGTAACAAAGGCTCTGGGGTTCAATTCCTCAGGAGGGTACGCAGGTTCGCTAGCTTCTTTGCCTCAAAGCTAGCGGTGGTAGCGGAACCAGACGTGGTAAGGCTAACTGCTTATGGAATGGCGCCTAACTCTATAGGCAGGTCTAATAGCTCAATGGGAGAGTAACCCGACTCAACGGGTGATCCGGGTTCGATTCCCGGTTAGACCACATGAACACTGTACATAAGGCGGCTACGGCCCTGTCGGGCCTACGCCGCCTTTATTGTTTTTCAGTAGAAGAAGAGACAAACTAGTAGTCTGTTGGATGGATTGTAGTCGAATCGAGGAATAGATGCCCCGCCGTAGCGCAATGAGAGAAGAATTAAAAGAAACGGGAATCATTACAGGAGAAAACGGAGAAGAAAGAGGACGCCTAACACTTAACGGGTTATTGATTCTCAATGAAGCAGAGATGTTTTTCGAAATCTATCGCCATGTATCTGAACACGGAGGCACATGCCCCGTTACAGTGCTCAACAGAGCATTCTCCTTAACAGGTACTTGGGGATATGATGCCGCTGTTAATACCTCCTTACTTGAAATGGGAGAATGCGGTATCATAGGATATGATGCAGATGAACAAAGACGTATCTTCCGCGCATGGCCTCTAGTAACACCCCGACAGATGCTCAAAAAGGTTATCCCCTACACTACCCGTAATGATGTATTAGCCGGTTTGGAACCGATAGAAAAGGAATAAAATGTGCTTTTGGTGTAAGGCTGGGAAACACTGGAACTGCATGTTTACCTCAGTAGTGTGTAAGTGCGACTGTAAGAAGGAAAAGAATGGCGAGTAACATCTGCTGGCCCTGTCGGAGAGGGCAACATAACGGATGCGCCGGGTTCGTGACGTTGCATTTACAGTGTGACTGCACACATGACACTGTTGCGCCGGTACCTAATAGTGCTATTGGAGACTCACTTGGACTGGAACCTACCGAACCCGACAGCCGTACCGTTACCCGCAGGTATAAAGACGATCAATCTGTAACAGATCCGCAAAGCACCGGGCGTAAACGCGCCGCCAGCCTCTACCCGTTGATTGACGGTAACGGTAACCGCCTTCCATGCGATCTAGCAGGTAAAAAAGACGCCCTGCCTAACTTCATGAAAGTGCAGATTGACGGCTGTGGGGTCCGACAGGGTACACTTCCCGGGAAGGCGCAGTCGCGTCATCACCACGACTATAACGTCATGAATAATGACCGAGACAACATCGGTTTGTTGTGTCACTCATGTCATAATTTAATCCATGCTAAGAATGACCCGCACAAGGCTGAGATTTACCAGACAGTCTACGGGTTCTTACCCGACACGCAGGACTTGAAGCATGCTAATAAGGCTCTGAAATCGGGTGTCGTGGGCGGCGGAGTTATCCAGTCTAAGGAAGAGGTTGGTATTAATGAGTCTGATCAATGATCTTGCTGAGCCTATCCACACTAACGCTGTCGATAAGGGCTTCTGGGACGGTACTTTTGGTCCCGATCTGGTTGTTGCAAAGTTAGGACTTGTGCATTCTGAGGTTTCTGAAATGCTCGAAGCCTATCGTAAGCAGATGGGCTCCGAAAAGATCATGGAGGAAGCCGCTGATATCATTATCCGCCTTCTTGATTTAATTGCTGGACTCCATGAGCACGGTGTCGTTGATACTACCGACATTGAAGGCATCATTGAGCGCAAGGTTATTGCGAACTTCAACCGTCCCCGACTCCACGGAGCGTTAATTTAATGGCAACTACCCATCAGGTCGTTGAGAACATCGCGTACCGCGAGGCTGTGCTTCGTGAGGCAATTCAGGTTATTACTCATGATCGACAGGACCAATACGGTAACGCTGAGGATTGCTTCGCCGATATCGCAGCCCTCTGGTCTGTGGAACTTGACATGCCAATTAGTACCCGACAGGTCGCCCGCATGATGGTACTTCTTAAGTGCGCGCGAGACAAGGCAAACCCCAAGCATGATAATGTTGTAGACATTGCAGGATACGCAGGGTTAATGGTGGAGCTTTCAAATGACGGTATCTTCCCGCACAACGACAAAGAGTTCGAGAACTAGAACAAAGAGTAAGTGGCCGGTACCGGGCTTATGGTTAAGCGGCGACAAGAGCGTTAGACGTCCTATCGTACAGATTGATCGCGCCCTTGCAACACGCGCGTATGCTGACGGATATGAAAGCTATGCGCGTGTTGTTGAAGGGCTAGGCTTCAAAGCCTGTCGGTGTAAGGCAAACGCTAACAGGGAGTTCCCGTCGCGCGAGTATCGTGATGGGCTTCTCTACTGTATTGAGTGCGGCGCAGTAATCGGTGCGTTAAGCCATATCTACCCGTGTGATGAATGTACCGAGCCAACATTAGCAAAGAGTTTCCCTCCACCATCTATGGGCTTTCGCTTCGTTTGTGACGACTGCCGTTAGTTATGTCGACTTGACATACAATAGATATGTGGTATACTTGGTATACTCAATGCGAGAGACAAGGATAAGTGATGACTGATTCAAGAAACATTAGTAATTCTGAGGTAACTTCCTGGCTTACGTGTAGGAGGAAGTATTTCTTTGAATTCATCATGGATATTGAGCCCAAGCAGTTTAGTGATCCGTTGACAAAGGGCAACATTATCCATGCGATGTTAGAGGAATACTACATCGCTAAGTCCGAAGGATTGGACGAAGCAGAGGCCCGCGAATGGGCTATGAAGGCGTTTATGCAGGCAGCCTCAGCCAATATGAGTATGGGTGTTGCTGAACTTGGATCTGTTAAGGACCTTGTTATTGGTTACTTTGACTTCTACTGTGGCGTTGATGATGAGCACTATGAAATCATTGGCGTTGAAATGCAAGTTGTTGCTCAATTGACCGACAGTATTGGGCTTCCCGGTACCCTTGATCTTGTTGTTCGAGATAGGCGTACTGGGCTCATTTATGTATGGGATCACAAGTCTAGTTACAACTTCTTCTCCGCAGAACAGTTAACGCTGAACGGTCAGTTCCCTAAGTACGTGTTCCTTCTGCGTTCTCAGGGCATGAACGTTAAGGGTGCTGTCGTGAACCAGTTGCGTACCCGACAGTTGAAGCCGGGTAATGAATTGTATCGCAGGGAAGCAGTGATCCCGACAGATGCTAAGGTTCGTTCTGTTATTCGACAGCACATCCAAGCAGGTACTGAGATTCTGAACTTCCGTGCTAGTGAGCCAGAGATTCAGGATACGCCGCCACTGCTGAACAAGATGGTGTGCGGCTCTTGTAATTTTGCTCAATTGTGTGACTATTCTATGGAGGGAACTCCGCTGGAATATGCCGTCCAGCAAGACTTCCAGAAGAAGCAGTCTTACGGATACAATCACCCCGCGGAGGTTCAATTATGAGTGACGACCATGATCATGAGCACGGTCCCGAATGTAAAGAACAGTGGGTTGAGACTACCCTTCTGTCTGATGATGATTTTAAGGAACATGCAGAACCTCTGGCTCAGATTGCAGGTATGACACTTGCTCACTTTGGGCTCGGTTTTGTGATGTTAGCCCCTCCGATCTTTAAGTTGAATGACGCTGGGGACCCGGTTCCTGTCGGGATTGGCTTCGCTGTTAATCCGAATACAAACTTCACTCAAACCTCACTTATAGCAGCACTTCAATACGCTATTGACAGCTTAAGAGAAATCGAAGAGAAGTCGTTACAGGATCTCCTTAAAGGAAAGGAAGAAGCAGATGGTTGATGTTCCTGTTGTTATTCTTGGAGATAACCCTCCCGTTACTGAGATTCAGCCAACACAGGTTGATGATATTCTCGATAAGATTATGGGTAGGATTTCTCCTGTCCATGAAGGCTCTGGCACTCTTAAGGTACTGATCTATGGTGACCCGGGAACCGGAAAGACGACGTTCGCTGCTACTGCGCCTAAGCCTCTTATCATTGATGTTGAGCGTGGTACTAGGGTTCTTGCTGATCGCGGTAATGAGGTCGATGTTTTAGAGTACGTTTCTATGGTTCAGGTTGAGAAGGCAATCGAATACTTGAAGGCTGGGAGTCATGCCTTTGATAAGTACGATACGATTGTTCTCGACAGCATCTCTGAGTTACAGAAACGCCTGATTGACGATCAGTTAAAAGTTCTCGGAGGCAAAGGTAACGCTCCTGTTTACAAGGCAGACTGGGGAGTTTACGGAGAGAATACTCAGCGTCTCAGGATGCTCCTGTCGGCGTTCCGTGATATTCCAAAGAACCTTGTCTGTACTGCACATGCTAAGGTCGAGAAGGATGACCAGACAGGTTTCTTAGTCTCACGTCCTGACCTTACCCCTAAACTTGCCGCTACGGTTGCTGGTATCTTCGATATCGTTGCATACATCAAGCGTACTGGCAAGGGTGAATACGTACTTCGTGTTCGTCCATCTAACACGGTGCTTGCTAAATCCCGTGTAACTGCCCTGCCCGATGAAATCATGAGTCCAACGTGGACTCATCTAAATAAGTAAAGGATCAAGAGTAAAATGGGATTCCTGGATGACCTTGGTTTAGACGACGTTGAGGTTTCTGACTGGTCTATTCCTAATGGCGTGTACCCCGCCGTTATCACCGACAGCAAGATCATTCCCAATAACCGGAACGGTAACTCGTGGCAGATCACGTACCGCGTTCTCAACGATGTTGAGAGCGTTGGCGGTAAGACTGTTTCTGAGTTCTTCGATCTGGACCCGAGGCTTCCTGATGAGCGTAAGCAGTTCCTTAAGCGCCGTCTTCAGAGCCTTGCCATTAGTGATGAGGATGCTCGTTCTATTGAGCCAGGTGACATTCTCGGTATCGAGGTTACGATCACCGTCAAGAACAAGCCGAGTGCTGATGGCAGCCGTACCTTCACCAACGTGACCAAGTTAGTTATGGGCCATAGCGGTGACAGTAACGTTCAGGCTAACGCCAGCCTGTTCTAATTAGTACCCGACAGGGCCAGCGTAAATCCTCTCTTGCGCTGGCCCTGTCGTGGGGGTGTAGCATAGTTGGTAATGCAACGGACTTTTAATCCGTGGATCGTGGGTTCGAGCCCCACCGCCCCTACTCTGTGACAGAAAGGAGTTGCTGTGGTGCCCGACGGTAGTCCGACAGGTAGTACCGATGCAATTACCCTGTCGGACTTTTTGCATGACTTATTTAATGGTTTGGAGGGATACGCATATGCGCCCACACTTGATCGAGAAACAGGTGACTTTAGGCCGGTTTTCTGTCGAGTTCCGCATTCTATTGGACGCTTGGAGCAACACATTCGAGAGTCGTCTGAGACTACAGAAGTCTACCTCTCTCCCAGTGTCTTCTCAGAATCCAGAGTCTCAAAATCTAACTTCGTTGGTTCAAACTTTGTATGGTCAGAGTTTGACGGACCAGCGATCCAAGGAAGCGGAATTGCTGGACAAGATATTGAGCCCTCTATTCGAATCCGATCATCCACAAACGATCACGTTCACTGTTACTGGCGATTAGACGAACCGGTTATTGATTCTAAGACTTTAGAGGATATCAACCGTGCTCTCGCCTATACACTCGGCGCTGATAAATCAGGCTGGGATTGTACACAAATCCTCCGTCCTCCTGAAACCAGAAACCACAAACGGGGCCTGCCTGTTGCCGTTGTCGGGTACGACCAGCATAGACGATACAACATTGGTGATTTTTCCAGCCTTAAAGCCCCTGACAGAATCGAAGACGACTCCATCCACTTGGGAACTATCCCAGATGTGACGGATGTAATTTATGAGTACGCCCTTGGACTAGAGTTCAAGGACGTTTTCACGTCTAGTCCTAGAGAGGGCGACAGAAGCACTTACTATATGCGTGTCGGATATATGGCTGCTGAGGCCGGTGCTACTAACGAAGAACTCTATGCACTACTTCGTAACTGTGACGACCGTTGGAAGAAGTACGCCGACCGCTCCGACAGGCATCGTAGGTTGCTCGATATTATCGAGAGAGTTCGTATTAAGCACCCTCTCCCGACAGGGGAAGAGGAGGTCGAATCCGAAGATATCGAAATCTACGATGTGATTTCTTTCGGTAATCAGATTATTGAAGTTGAATGGCTACTTCCCGGCTTATTACAGCAGAATGGGTCAATGCTTCTTACTGGCCCTTCTGGTGTCGGGAAGACACAGTTGGCTCTCAATTTCTGTTATGGTCTTGCGACAGGGCAGCCGGTGCTAGACTATGCTCCTGAATCTCCTAAGCGTGTTCTGTTTATCAGTGCTGAAATGCCCGCGCCTGATCTAAAGGTTTTCACAGATCAAATTACTAAAATGTATGGTGAGGAATACCATGAACTCCTTAGAAGCAACATGCTTATCCTCCCGCTCGGGGAGTCTTTTTACCTCAACCAAACGGCATATCAAGACAGGCTACGCCGAATGGTGGACGCACTCGACTTGGATGGCGTCGTCTTTGACTCACTCGGTAGCGCAACGTCCAAGTCGCTCTCTGATGAGGAACAAACTAAGGCGCTCTTTGATTTCACGGAGCGCTTCAGAAACGACATGGGTGTTTTCACGTGGTTCATTCATCATCAGCGTAAGGCTACTGAAAACAACAAAGAGCCCTCTCAGTTGGAAGACGTATACGGGTCCATGTATATCACGGCACGATCTACCTCTGTTTTGTCACTATGGCCCATCAGTAATAGCGTCCTTAAAGTTAGAGAACTTAAGGTCAGGCTTGCGCCGAAGAAAGAACCGTGGTTCATTAAAAGGGAAAGCGGTCTCACGTTCTCACGGACGACAGCAGATGAAGCGGCTACGGTACTCTCATACAAACCACCTAAGTCGGAGATTGGTAAGGCGGTGAAGAGCGATGACAAGCGTACTAACCGAGGAAATCCTTACGGAATTTGATAATCTGGAAGCATTCTTACAAGGACTTCAACAGGCTACTGTCGTCGCTGTCGATACGGAGACGACAGGGCTTGAGGTAAGCAGAGGTAAGGATTACTTACAAGGCGTGTCGGTAGCCTACCGCACGCCTTTCGGTATTCTTAAAGAGTATTTTCCTTTCCGGCATAACGAAGGACACAACTTAGGTAGGCAGTATTTCTTTCGTCTCGTTGAAATTCTGGGGACGAAACAGTTAGTCTGGTGTAATAGAAAATTCGACTTGCACTCCCTGTCGTCAATGGGCGGGGTGCTGCCGGCTGGATTTTTTGAGGTTGTAAACAATCCTCATTACGATTGTCTCATTCTCGCTCATCTTATCAACGAGAACTATCCCATGAAAAAAGACATGGCTAGTGTTGCTAAGATGTATCTTAAGCGTGAATCCCATAAAGATCAGATGCAGAAATTTACTGATACCTTTGGATGGGGTAATGTTCCATCAAACCTGATGGCTCCCTACGCTAAAGAGGACGCCGAGGTTACTCTACTGCTGTGGGAAATACTGTGGCCTCGTTTCAAGCGTATGTATGGCGACAAGGCTGAAGAATATAACGCCTACGAAATGAAGAAGAACAACGTCCTCTATCGTATGGAGGCGGAAGGCGTAGACGTTGACCTTCACTTCTGCAAGATTTACGAGGGTATCTCTCAACTCGAAATGATGGAGATTGAGCGAGAACTTGGGTTTGAACCAAGTAAGTCGACTCAGTTAAGCAAGTGGTTATTCGAAACTATGAAATTGCCGGTGTTGGAATACACCCCAGGTGGTAAGCCCTCTCTGAATAAGAATGTCATGGAAGAGTATGAGCGTATGCTCGAACACATGGCAGAAAGTGAGGAAGATCAAGGTGCCCGTCTGGTCCTCAACTATAGGGGATGGCAGAAGGCTCTCGGTACATTTTATCGGCCATTCCAAACCTTGGCGGATTCACAGGGTAAGATTCACTGTAGTTTCCGACAGAACCGCACCGTCACGGGTCGCCTTTCTTGTTCTGAACCTAACCTCCAACAGATCCCCCGGACTTCGGATAAACCTTGGAACGGTAAGATTCGCGGCGCTTTTCATTGCCCAGACCCCGAATGGGTGCATATCGGATTCGACTACTCTCAATTGGAACTGCGGCTCGCGGCGGCTTATGGTGAAGAAGCGGACCTTATCGAAGAGTTTGGCCGCCCTGACGCAGATCCCTTTACCCGGTATGCAGAGATCATTGGTGTTGATCGCTATACTACCAAAACCTTCTTCTACGCAATGATCTATGGTGCTGGCAAAGATAGAATTGCCAGAACCCTTAAGCGCAGCCTTTCGGATATCGAAGCACCATACAATGCGTTCGTTGCGTCGATTCCTGGCATCATTGCAGTCAAGAAGCGTACTGAGAAGATTGCAGCACAGCGAGGCTATATTCGGTACTGGACCGGCCGACAGCGCCACTTCCGTAATAGGGATGAATCTTACAAGTCGTTCAACTCGCTATTGCAAGGCGGCGGCGCTGAAGTTGTTAGTACGGTAATGATTGATGTGGACCGTGACGTGTGCGACGACAACTGTCGGCTCGTCTTGCAGGTTCACGACGAACTGTTGTTCAAGGTTCGGAAGGCTATGGTCGATACTTATGCACCGCAGATTGTTGAGTGTATGCAGGCGTTGCCGACAAATGTATTCAATCTTCCGTTCCTTGTCTCTGGAAAGCAGTGGGGAGAAGTAGAATGACATGGGAATCATGGTTTGCAGTTTCAGCCGGATGCGCTGCCGCTTTATTGATAATGCGTATTTTCGACAAATGGTGGGATAGACGACATTGTTGGAAATGCAGTCCTAAGTTAAAGAGCAAACTAGAGAACGAAGCGCTCGTTATTATCTGGTTATGCGACAGGCACTTCAAGGAAGAAAGAAAAGAGCAGTTAGGATACTGATATGCGACACTATTCTTTTGATCCCGGTATTGTTACGGGGGTGGCTGTCTCCGATGAAGAGGGTATTTGCCAGCAGGTCGATCAGTTTACTCTTGAAAAGCTCTATGAGTTCCTGAAAGGTATTGATGACGCTGCTGTTTTCGTAGTTGAGAACTTCCGTATCCGTCCAGAGAAAGCACAAAGTTTCTCATGGGACGGGATGAAGGTTATCCGTATCATCGGAGCCATTGAGTTTGCAGCCTACAAGTTAGGTTGTGAATACATCTTACAGGAACCGAGTGTCAAGCCTATCGGCTATAAGTGGGCGGGCCTGTCGGTCCCTAAAGACCACAGCATGTCACATCAAACAGATGCATGGGCGCATCTGGTGTATTACAATCACAAGGTTAAGGGGCTTCAAATCCCGATTATGCGTAGGGGAGAGCTTAAGTGACCAAGTTAAACAAAAAGCCTAAATTAACAAGAGCTGATAAAGAACGTGCTAAGTTAGCAGCACTCCTGGGTATTGACGCTCCCGCTCCCGTCAATACCCAAGAGCAAGAAACTGTCTCCCGAGAGGCTGAGGCTACTCTTGCTTACATGGAGGACCCTAAGCACTTCATCCGTAAGACTTGCAAGATGTGCAATAGGACGTTTGCACATACTAGGGGCGCAGTTGCTTTCTGTTCTGATACTTGTAGAGCAGAAGGACTTGCTCTTATTGGTATCCAATGGAACTGGCTACGTCCCCCGGACCAGCGGTGGAGGCACATGCCTGAGCCTCTGGTCGTCCCGCCCGAGGCGATCACTGTAATAGACCAGTTGGATGCGGAGAGTAATGAGGAATCCGATGCGAAGATGGCCGCTGCACTTGCCATCGCGGAGGAACTCGGGCTAGAATGAACCCATGAACAGGAAGCCAACGGCTCGGCGCCCCGTGCCCAAGCCTTGCACGCACAGTGACGTTAGGGTTGTTGTGCTTACCTCTAAGGGTGAAGTTAAAGTCGTCTACAAATAGGACCCTCCTTGGTGCCTGCATCCCCCGTCGGGCATCAAGGAGGCTAAAGGGGAAGATAAAAGCCCCCCTGTCGGAAGAGTTAGCCACTTATCCGACAGGGGGGTTTTTCTATTTGCTCAACCAACTCGACGCGTTAATATCTCCGCCGTACTGATCTCTTCCTCGCACTTCAAAGTGTAAATGAGGTCCGGTTGAGTTACCCGTGTTACCGAGTTTCCCGATCTTAGTTCCGGCGCTAACGGTTTGTCCGGCTTTAACGTTGTATCCTGACAGGTGGGCGTACAAGGCGGTGGTTCCGTCAACCTGCTTAATTTTGATGGCGTTTCCATAGGAGCCGTAGCTTCCTGCAAAAGTAACAGTTCCGCTAGCTGCTGCTTTAATGGCATCACCGATCTTACCTCCGAAGTCAACACCAGTATGTCTACCAGCAGCATAGTTTGGCTTGTTACCACCATACCCCTGTGTAACTCTCCCGGCTGTCGGGCGCACTTTTTTCTTGCTCAGGTTCATCGGAACAGCCTGAACATTAGTACCCTTCTTGAAGGTACTAGCGCTATTAGCCGCAGACTGTATTACTTGCTCTTTAGTTTGACCACCACGATAAACAAGATCATCATTACTGTTAGCGGCACTACTACCAGAAATAATAGGTGCCTCAGAGTTCTTGATAAGTTGTTCTTGTGCTTCATCAAGACCGCCACGACGTGCCGTCATAAACTTCTGATGATGACTACCTTCGCCACGAGACTTTTTCAAATATTCAAGAAAGTCACTCACTTAAGCCCTCGCTGCTTCAAGAAAACCTCCTGAACATCGGACCCGACAGGCGCCCCGGCTGGACCGTATGAAGCCTGCTCCCACTGATTACCTGCTCCCTCGCGGGCGTTGACTAATCTATCCATGTCATCTGACAACTGCCACATCTGACCACCTTCGGTGTTATCACCACCAGTAAGGAAGCCGATCCTGTCGCGCAGAATACTTGTCATATCCCATGGGTTAACCCCACGCTCGCGTGCCCTGTTAATAGACGTAGCGGCAGCAGTACCGGGAATTAGCTGCTTCAGAGTATCCATCACAACATTCTCAGATCGGAATTCTGCGCCGCCCGGACCGAACGTAGTCCCGTATGCAGTACCAGAAACAATCTTGATGTATGGGTTAGCAGCGCCAAGACCGGCGCGTACCAAACCAATAGCGCTGTTCCTTACCTGAGTTGTTGTTTGCAACTCATCGTCTAAGAACGGATCAACAAGCGGAGCAATCCACTGATTGATCGTCTGGGTAAGCGGCAGATTCAGTGCAGCATATCGCGCCATCTTGTTACCATTAGCGTCGGTGTATGAGCTAACAGGTAACCAACCACTAGATGCAATGTAATCAGGAACCACAGCATCGAACGGGATCTCATTACCGTACTGATCCCTCTGCTGAGGCATAAGTACCTGAGACATGTTTTCGTTGAATGCTTGAGGGATAGTGAATGCCTTGGGGTTGGTGAAGAACAGGTTAAGCGTCAGCGGAACAATGTTCCTCGACCACTTATAGAAGGGGATGTATTTACCGACAAGATGCTTCTCGATATCACTCACGTCAGAGTAGTCGAAGTGATATCTGATAACTCGTTCAGCAGCCTTGTCAAAAATCTCATCAAGCGTAAGAGATCCCTTACGTGCCTCATCTTCGACAGCGTGGATGAAGTGAGACATGCGGAAGCCATCCTCCCGCATATTGCTCCAATCATTCACCTTGTCGAACACACCCATAACCATATCCATTGCTGCGGTATCACGGGACGCAGGAACACCTTTGTAGAGGATGTTCGTAACCTGCGTCTGTCCGACACCACGGGCAACGTAGGCATTCATATACATGTCAGAATCAACATGCACTGTTAAATTGTCTCGCGTACTAATGGTGCTAATAAGCGGAGCAGGACCGCCCTCTTCCCGCACCGGGATATTAGGCATGTTGTCCTGTCGTTGCCCGACACGCATTGCCCTAGACGGGAATGGCGTGTCGATAGCCTCTTCCATAATCCCAGTGTAGAGTTCAGGATTAGCCGAAATCTTTTTGGAGGCTTCGTGCGAGTTCCTGATAACCGTGAAACCCTTGTGGTACATCTTAGGATTAGTAACGCCATCAAGACTTGCTAAGAAAGTATCCGACATGGCGTTAGCAACATGGAACTTGGGAATGTTGAACGTCGTCACCATACCCTTCCAGTAGTTAAGCACCGAGGACCAGAAGCCCATGTTCAGTAACTTAGCGTCTGCCACATACGAGTCAGACATGTACGCCATCATCTTCTTCATTTCGACAGCGTAGTCCGCACGAACGTAGTAGTCGTAATTCCGCATATGGGTCGGAATATGGGTCCTAGGAATAATCTCATCCGTAACCTGAACATAATGCATGTTCTCGTCAAGGATACTCTTGTTCATCTGAGCAATGAAGGCCCTGCGCTGTCGGCCGCCCTCTCCGTACTCAGCAGCAACGGAGAAATTAGCAAGCATAGAGTTGACAGTATCCTCACGGGCCTGCAACTTAGCCTTAGCGTGCTGTAAGGCGTACTCGAACTTCGGCAGATCAAGGTCTTTCAAAGCCTTGCCAGCAAAAGCATTACGAGTAATGTTATCCCTTGCTAACCCACGAGAAACCTCGATAAGCCATTCGCGCGTGTATGCAATGTCGTTATTTGCCTTGTTGGAGAACGCTGCGTCAGGCAACCTGAAACGCTTAGGCATCAGACTGTTAAGAGCACGGACCCTCGACAGAATGATTTGAGGATCACCGTCAGTGTTCAGAGAGAGCCATGCAGCAATATCGCGCAGACGATTCTCAGTCTCTTCCAGCTCCTTAGGAAGTTCAGCACCCTTAGAGAAGAAAGCCTCAGTAACCTGGCTACGGTAACTCTGGTTCCTAATAGGCTTCCACGTCTCATCAATCTCAGTGTGGATCGCCAACAAGGCACCATAACCGTTGTTGGCTGAGGTCTTACGTAATTCATTCAACATCGAGTCAAGGTTTGAACTCGGACGACGGAACTTTGCCATGGTGTTACTAATATTAGGCCGCTCTGCAAGCACCTTAGTGACCCAGTTACGCACGCGGCCACGCTGCTCATTCAAGACCGTAAGCCCAGCATAGGTCTGGAACGGGTTAGTAAAGTACGGCAGCGGCGCAACAGGGATACCAGCAACCTTTAAGGAAGCACCCATACCGAGTCGGAACTTGTTTAACTCATCTGCCATCTTCTCCTGATAGAAGAAGAGGTCGGCAGTAAGGTTCTCTGCTGCCGAGGCTAACCTACCTGCAATGAAAGCTCTGGTTTCGGGAGTATCTAACTTGTCCGACAGGTCTTGCACTGCCTTAACGGTATCCTTGTCGTAAGGACGATTCGGAGTGCTGTCAGCAATAACCTGTTCAACACTCTCGACAGGCGCCGGCTGTACCCCCTCTTCATAGGCAGCAGCACGCATTTCCTTATCGGAAGCAGCGGCGCGCTTTGCCTGTCGGGCTTCTTTACTAGCCTGCTGACTAGCAGCAACTCGCTGGGCGCCCTCATCTAACTGTGCCTGATGTTCAGCAGCCGCAGGGGCACCAATCTCTTCTGCTTCTTTAAACTCCTGCGCACGATACTCTGTATCTTCACGCGCTGCACGGCGAACCTGCTCGGCGTCGCCATATTCATCGTAGACGTTTTTAATCAGTTCCCGAACTTTGTTGGCAGGTGTAGCAGTATCTCCAACCTTACGCGGGGTTCCGAGTAAGTCTTCAATCTGCTTCTGTAAGCCTTTGTGTGCGTTATCGGCACGCTGAACTTCTCCGACAGCCGCATCGTTAACAATGCGTTCACCGGGCTTGTTACCGCTGGCACCGGGACCACGATTTGATTTGACCGGGTAGCGCTGATTGTCTCGCAGATCGTGGAACACAACAGCACCGTTTTTACGGCCAGTCTCTTCGACGTAACCGACAGTCCTACCGTCAATCACGACAGGGGTACGCTTATGCCTAACCTGCTTACCTTTAATGGTGACAGTATCAAATGTAGCATTCTCATGCTGGATAGCGATAGGCGGTGCGTCTCGCCCTGCCTGTCGAACAGCCTCGGCTTCCTGAGCGGCCTGCTGGGCGTCCTGAGCCCTGCGCACGGTCTTTACCTCAGCAGCCCGTTCTTCTAACTTAGCAGCCTTGTAAAGCATATCAGCGATAGCAGGATTACTAGTATAGTCATTGATAAGTTCAGCAATCTTAGTAGCACTGAACCTATGACCTGGCTTCAAGACTTCCGACAGAATGCCAATATGAATAGCATTAGTCAGTTTCTCATGGATAGCTTTGTTTCCCCAAATCTGATTGAACATAGAAACGCGCCAACCAGCATCAGGAATCCTACCCTGGAAATCTCCACGAACTGCCTGTCGGGTAAGTGCAGCATGGGTGCCAAGACTATCTAATGCCTTACGGAACGACAAAAGCCCATCAACACCCTGCAAGTTTTGAAGGTCGTCCCCAAGAAGCATATGCTTAATAGTGTTACCTAAGGGACTGGTCGGATACTTAGCCTGGAAATCTTTAAAAACTTCGACAGCAAGCAGCACTGCCTTACTAGGCTGATTGACTTCATTGAAACCAAATACCGACATATTCCCGACAGCTTTGCCGAATTCGTTGCGGAATTCCAGCTTAGTGTCTTCGTGAAGGAAGTAATCCAGCATGGTGTGGTTATTCACACGCATGCCCGAAATGCCACCGAGTTCCTCATTCGTATCTGCAATCTTACGCATCTTCGCTTTAGCATTAAAGAGCGTCTTAACCGCTAAAACAAATTTCTCAGGTGCGTTTGCCGTATTGAGCAGACTGATAACTTCACGAGGATCAGTAGTTTTCGGTACCCCGAAAACATCATCAGCAGTGAAACCCGGTTTCTGTAAGGCTTCCGGGTTTGGGATTAAACTACTGCTGCGCTGGTTGGTGTGGTTGCTAGAGGTTCCTCGTTCAAGCCAGAAGCGAACAAGGGTGTTGAAACTGTCCTCAGCAGTCTTACCGCCGTTGTGGGCGTTAATATTCCTAAAGAAATCAGGATCAGTAAACTCACCTTTGAAGGGAATAGCCTCAGGAAGCGACTTGCCGAAACGCATAGAAAGATCGCTCAATACCTGATGTTTCGCATCAGCAGTAAGAGTATTGATAACCTCAGCAGCGTGAGACTTGAGCGTATCAGCCATCACGATGGGGTTATTAGCGTGCTGTTCTGCACGAAGTCTGTGAGCAGCCTCAATGTATGCGTTATAGATAGCCTCGGCTAAACGCGCATTATCCTCACGAGAATAGACGACAGGGGCTTTCTTCTGTCCCTTGTCGTGCTGAGCGTGATCTGCTGCCTTCGTCTTATAGGCATCAACAACTTCGTCGAGGCGCTGTCGGAACGTCTCTTCTAACGACTTAGCGACAGCAGCAGTAGTAGGTGAGTTACCGAGAACCTGATGCGTAGGCAACATATTCTCTTCGTGTAACTGAGCCAACCCCTGCTTAACCGCGTTATCGTTGATTTCCTGCTCGGCCATTAACTCAGCAAGACGCTCATCAACAACATCATCGTTCGTCTTAGTTATTGGCGCTTCTGGAACTTCTGGCGCATCTGCAACCCTATTGAGGGCCTCCTTGTCTGCTGCTTCTTTTGCTTCTTTTGCTTTTGTTGCGGCTGTCTTAGGCTTTGCCCAATCAGGCGTCACGCCAACGGGGTTAACATACGGCGCGCTACCGCTCTGTAGCAGAGCATCAAACTCTGGGCTCGGCGGTCGCCCATCGGGAGAGAAACCTGCAACGTGATCCTTCAACAGCTTGTTGAAGTTGTTAATGAAGTTCTTAGCCTCTGCATCCATCTGCATAAGCTTACCACGACGAAGACGTAAGTCACGCATGGTACGCTCAGTGAGGTCTAACTTCGGCATTACAACGCGAGCGAACTCATCAAGGAAGGTATCGAAATCATCAGCAATCTTAAAGGCAGCGCCCTGATTCCCATACCGGAAAGACTTACCAGCATTACGAGCATGGAAGTCAAACAAAATCGGGTTGCGCGATTTAATCATACTCTTAGCATCTTCAAGACTACTGAGATATAACTTATCAATAGCCTTAGCGGCACCGGCTAGGTCTCCGCCATGCACACCAGCAGCATAAGCATTCCAGGCTTTCAAAGCATGCTTCTGGCTAATAGATTTCGCTGCTAAACGCAGACCTTTAAGATCATCACTGATATCGACAGCAATCTTAGCCTTCAACTGATCGAAGGCATCATTAGAAGCCTCTTCGAAGATTGCTTTCCTTGTCGGATCTTTCTTAATAGACGACTTAGCGCCTTTTGCAATCTTCTTCCCGCCCTTACTGATAGCGCTAGAACGAAGTGCCCCGACAGCCGCAGAACGGCCAGCAGCACGTCCTTCAGCACTAAAGAAGGTACGCTTAAACAGGGCGTCGGAAACTGCTTTCTTTCCGACAGCCCGAGCAGCACCAGCACCGATAACCTTAGCAACACTTCCGTAACCAATAGTGATATACGTCAGCGGGTCCTGGGCAACATCAACGAAGAAGCCAAGGCTGCCTTTAGCAAACCCTGACATTTCTGCGAAGTTCTCGTATTCGCTCTCTAAGAGTTCTTGTCCTGAAATCTTACTACGAAGGAAGAGCCCGTCGAACTTGGCGTTCCTAACCTCATCGTCAAACACCCACGCAGGAGTTACAGTATTGATCCAAGGAAGTGTCCATGCTGCAAGGTGCTCACCAAGAGTGATATCACTACCGCCAGCAGAGCCGGCTTGCTTCGCACGCTGAACGTACACATTGTGCATAGCGTTGTTGGAATACTCAAGTCTTGAAATCTGGTCGCCGATCCAAGCCAGCGTAGTGATTGCGCGCTTTCCGGTATCACTACCGAAAGAAACAATCTGATCCCAAAGCGTCTGATTACGCTTCAAAGCTTGGTTAACATTATCGCTAGACCTATAAACACTAGTACCAGAACCGGGAGCACTAGTACCCTGAGCACCCGCAAACAGTCCAAAAGTTGGGTCCTGCTTCAAAAGGCTTGAATTAAAAGCAGCCCCGTCAAAGCCACCAATTTCCGATGAGAACCTATTAGCTTTATCATACTGTTTACGAACAGTCTTCTCAAACTCTTCACGAAGATTAGGAGTATTGGGAATATCAATAACATATGACTTGGCTAAGTAGTTAAACGACAGGGGCTTAATAGCCCTCATCTCTTTAGTGTTCTCGGCGGTAAAGTGGTTGAACCACGCAACCGTACCGGGAGTTAACGCGGTCACGCTTTACCTCCAGCAATAAGGCTATACTGCTTCAGAATATTCGACAGCACATTCTTAGCAACTGCAAGTTGATTCTGCGGAACACCGCCCTGCGCGACGATAGTCGTAAGATACCTGTCGAGGTCCCCCCGCTCACCACCGCCATTCAGCAGGTTGTACCAATCCGTAGATGCGCGCGCATACCTCTGACCGCTATTCCCCATTTCAGGCTCGAAATTCTTAATAGCCGCAGCCAGTCTAGCCGACACATCACCGCTGAACAAACCAGTAGAACTGATAGCATCCAGAGCATACTGATTAGCAGCGTTGTAACCTTTAGTGGCAGTTTTAGTGCTGCCGCTGCTTCCGCCGTTCAGGTAACTGTTTGCCTGCTGCTGTGCTTTAAGTAAAGCCTCTTCCTGCTTAAGACTCAACTCACCGCGCTGCAACTTAAGAAGCGCCTGTTTGTAAGACTGATCCGCCTGTAATTTAGCAGCGTCAAGGTTAGTCCTTGAAAGGTTACCTGCTTCGGACGCCATATTATGCCGCTGAGTTTCCGACAGCACTGCGCCCTTGTAGGCGTATTCCATCTCAAGCGCAGCCTGTTCTGCCTGCGCCTGTCGCTGCTGATCTTCCAAGGTCATGTAAGTGTTAGTGAAGTACTTACCTTGTTCGGCGACAGCCTGAGCCTCCTGCGAATCAAGGCCCAAACGCTGCTGCTGATACTGGTTATACATACCCTGCAAGTCACTACGCCCGGCAGCTTTAGCGCGCTCCGTGTCTCCGGCAGTCTGCATAGTTGCCTGAGAGCGCAATGTAGTCATCAGGTCGCCAGCATTCTGTCGCTGCATAGCCATAGCGGAGTTACCAGAAGCGTTAATAGCATCCATCAAGGAAGACTGGTTCGTCTGCGCTTCACGAACCATAGCATCCTGAGAATGCGCATTAAGTCCACGCGCCTGCAACTCAGCCTGCAAATTACTCAGCATGTTACTGTTAGTAGTATTACGCTGCTGAGCAGAAACCTGCTGCTGCTGCTGCGCAAACTGCTGCGCCTGCTGGTAACTCTGGTCAGTCTCCTGCTGGTACTGTCCGAGTGTCTTGTCAGTAACCTGCCCCGCACCCTGAATACTACCGAGAGCGCGGTTCAACTCCTGAATACGCTGGTCACCATGACCACGGTACGTATTCTCGTTAGCAATACGTGCCGCATCAATAGTAGCAAAATTAGGCGAGAATGCTGTCTCAGTAAGCATACGCGCCCTGTCCATCAGCGAATCAGACCGAGGCTGCTGTGTCGTAGGCTGTTGCGCAGTAGTCGTAGGTTTCTGTGTCGTAGTAGTCTTAGGCTTAACAGTAGTGGTAGTGGTCTTAGGCTTAACAGTGGTGACCTTAGTAGGCTTCGTACTGGTACCATTATTATTCTTCTTATTCTTATTCTTGTTTGCATTACGCTTAGCAGCCTTCGCTGCCGCAGCAGCCTTCTTTTTAGCTTCTGCGTCCTGCTTCTTCTTAGTAGTCTGGTTTTTAAGAGCATTCCTTGCTTTGTCAATCTTACGCTTTGCGGCCTTTACAGCCTTCTTCCTATTCTTCTTTTCTTCCTCCCCCTTCTTCCTAATAATCTGCTGCCCCATAAAAGGCATCGACGATCTGGTCTTTTTCTTCGTCTTCGACTTTTTCGTTTTTTCGATACTCTTGTTAGCTTTCTTACTCTTAACGCTCTCATCGCCCCAAGAACTACCGCCACCGCCGCCGCCCCCAATAAGCTTTAAAAACGACCCAATGGCACTAGTCCACGAACTTCCACCACCGCTGCCAGAAGCCTTAGTGCTGCTCTTTTTGCTACTACTACTTTTCTTGGTTGCGGATTTCTTAGCACGTTCGAGCATCTTATCACGACTAGGCATTATTTCTTCTCCCAAAGCGTAGGAATGCGAGAGGCACTCGTCGGAGGCTTCAAAGGAGTAGCACCCGGCCAAGGGGGAGTCGGGTTAATCATAGTAACACCGCCATCGACAGGGCGGGTACCGGACATCTGAACCCCGTTATTGGCCAAGTCCACCGTGTAGTTCCGGCGGCGAGCAGTAACATCTGCCTTCTGTCGGTTCAACCGTGAACGTGCTGCTGCCATGTAAGAGCCGCTGTTCGTATCATACTGAGAACGTGCGGCACTACGCTGTGCTTCAATTGCGTTCTGCTGCTGGGCAACATCAGTTTCAAGTTCCTGCTTCTTACCTGCTGCAATACCGCTGTACGCCAAACCTCGGTACGCCATGTTAGAGTTCAGTGAACCCCTACGCTCACGCATATCTCGGGTAAGGTCCTGTCGGCTCTTAGCATATGCAATTTCAGCAGAATCAAGGTTACCCTTAGAGGCCGCCAACGCATTCTGATAATCCAGCTGGGCGTCAGCCTCGGCCTTATCTAATTCATAGTTTGTATGCAGCATTAAACGACCAGTGAAATTACTCACCGGGTTATTAATATCAGGCTGCGGAAGGTGAGTATCAATCCCAATCCGAGGTTCCACGGGAATCTCAGGCATAGGCTCTTTTTCTTTTTCCTGAGAAACAGGTTTAGGATCACCAAGAGGCTGCTTCTTCACAACCTTACGTTTTGCAGCCTTCTGAGCTTTCTTCTGCTTAGAAGTCTTTTTCTTGGTAGTCTTCTTACTGGCTACCTTACGCTTTGCAGCCTTATGAGCCTTGCCCTTCTTAGTAACCTTCTTCTTACTGGCTACCTTACGCTTTGCAGCCTTTGTAGCTTTCTTTTTATTCACCTTGCTCTTGGTAACCTTCTTATTCTTTTTCTTGGCTACCTTGCGCTTGGCTGCATCAATCGCCTTCTTGTTAGACGACTTCTTTTTCTTGGAAGTAGTCTTCTTTTTGATCTTTTTCTTAGCAGCCTTCTGAATACCTGGCTGTCGGATTGCCCACGCCATTAGATCAGTC